GGAGGTGCTTGTATGAAAACTTTGAAAGAAGAGTATGAACGTGAAAAGAAACTTCGTTTACAAGATGCAGAATGTATTAGAACAGCGACGGGATATACAAACTCGTACTTAAAATGGGGTAACGTTTGTGATTCATCAGACAGGAACACTAACAGAATTAATTTTGTATTGCAGGCCGAAGAAAAATTCCTAAAAGACCACACTAAAGATATTTTAGAATTAGCTGCTCAGATGTGCTATGATAGTGTCGGAGAGTAAAATGACATACATCGTAAACAAACAGCTTTACCAAGCTATTGAAAATGACCTCGAAACATGGTATAAATCTTTCCAATGCCCTTGGTCACGTATCTATAAAGACGGCAAACTAGCAGGCTATGAAGGTGTTATGGAAAACCTCGACCTGATTGTTGAAAAGATTTCTGATAAAATCCTAATGGTGTCCTTGCAAGGGAAGATTGATAAGGGTTACAATCCTTTCAAGATGTATTACACATGCGATGCTGAGAATGGGTATTGGTTTACATTAGAGGAGAAAACTGGTGAGCAATAAGTATTCAAAAGACCAGCTTCAACAAATGGCTGCACAAGATAATAAGGAGCCTAACAGATGACTTTAGCAGCAATCTTAACAGCGTCACTTCTCGCACAAGAATTGCAATGTGCTTCGCAGATTTCATTTTATGAAGCACGCGGTGAAGAAACATACGCTGCAAAAGTTGCACCAGTGATTGTCGCAAGGAACCGTGTATTGTCTGAGGACTTTCCAGATAGCTTCTGCGAAGTAATGTTGCAAGATCGTCAGTTTGCTTTCGTAACGAATGGATTGCATTTGCAAGATATAAGTGATAGTGTTATTGCACAAGAAGCCTGGGAAGTTGCTCAACAAGCAGCCCAAGATGTGTTAGAAATGCCTGTACATGACTTCCAAAGACCTATGGAAAATGCTTTGTACTTTCATTCAGGAGAAACGCCAGCTTGGGATTTAAATAAGATTGAAAAGGTTGTTAAGATTGGTGGGCATTCTTTCTATAAAGAGGTAACTGATTGATAGGAGAAGTTGATATGAAAAATCAAGATTTGAAAGTCGGTGACAAGGTGATACTTTCGAGTAGAAGCAAGTGGTTTCAGTGCACTGACAACCCTTTAAATGTAGTTGGTGAAGTTGTTGAGAAGGGGAACTCTTGGGTATTTGTGCAATGGTCTAATGGCGGATACAATTCATATAAGTTTGAAGACTCAGACTTAATCCTGTGTAATAATTCAGATAAGGAACCTGATATGCAAAAGAATAACACTACAAAAGACCTTATTGACAATATCTCACACGCTTACGAAATCCTTTGCAATAGTGAAGATGCTTTGCAAGCGCTTCAACAAGAAGTCGTAAACAACCGCAAAGCTTACGAAGATGCTGTTGAAGAATTGCAAAAGTCTGTACAGGGTAAAGGTTTTAAAGTAGAATCCATCCAGGCCGCTTCATCGAGACCTGTTAAGAACTTTGATCGGTATTCTTATTGGGATGTTTCTGAATGGACTGGAGAAGAAATTGAAAAGGCCGCTGAGATTCTTGCTGAGGAGTTTGGAGGTAATAAGCATTGTTTAGAGGAGTTTGGAAGGTATTATCTACTCCTTATTGATGCTGATAATGATATTGTGGTACAGAGCCATAAAAACCTCACAAAGACATCGGCAGAGCTGGGTAAGGAGTTTAACCCACGTACTAAACAAGACATTCTATAAATAAGACCTTTCAAAACCCGCTTGCTTAATTGCTTGCGGGTATTTTTATGCGTGGGTGGGAAAAGATAAATCAGTTTCAACGGTGAGAAGTTTGTAGCAAGGGTTTCGATAGGCAGCTTCGACGATTTAGATTTGAAAGTTGCTGAAAAATTTGGGGAACGGGGTCGAGCTTCAGCGGCGGAGCATGTAAAGCGCTTAGAAGTGTTGGTTACTTCTGATTTGTGATTTGTGTTGGGATTTGTTGAAAAGGTCGGACTACCCAGGATTCAATCCGGATTCATACCAAGGTATTATCGCCAAGTGCTTTGCAGGTATGCTAAGCGCGTGCGCGTTGCTATTTATGCAAAAATGGGTGGCGGGTATTTGTGAATTAATTTGAAAAAGATTGTTGACGTGGTGGCGAGGTGTGTTTATAGTTACATCCATAGCAACGGCGCATAGGGCGCTTTGCAGTATTAAACCAATGACTTAATAGGTGATACAAAAATGGCTACTTACTACGTAAACGTTTTTACAAAGTCCGCTAACGGTTCTATAATGGCTGGATGCGGAAGCTTTAATAATTTCACTGTAGATGGTCGCCTATCCATTGACTCTGCCATAGTAGTGGCACGCGAGAACGCTAAAAAAGAATGCGCGTTTAAAAATAGGGACTATTTAGGCTTTGCAATTAAAAAATCTACGCGCCTTGACTTTGCGAATGCTACTATTGTGGATTGTTCGGTAGAGAGTGTTTTATTCCTATAACAGATCTTCAGTATTAAACCAACACAACGCAGCATTGCGAGGTAGAAAATAAAATGTATCAATTCACTGTAAAATCAGGTATGCTGACATACGCTCTAAAACGCTATAACCAAGTATCTGCCGATATCTTACGAAAGCAACTAGACAGCGCTGGGATCTATTACAAGGAAGAAATTGTTTTAAAATAGTGTTGACAGTAGCTTTGCAATATTGATAAGGTACGCAGGGTAAGAAACACTCACACTTAACCAAGAGACTAAACAAATGCTAAACTTAACAAATGCCACTACCAGCGAACTAAACACTTTTGGCGCGTCAATTGCTGAAGGTATGGAATTAATAGACTTCAAAGAAACAGCTTTAGAAGCGCTGTTAGAGACTGGCAATATTTCCGACGCTGTACAGGAAACGCTAGAAACGCTTAACGACGATGCAACAGAAGTATGGGCGCATTACACTAGCTATTCCCCTTTTGAGTTTTATGCGAAGGAATTAAACGACCGTGAGGATAGTGACAGCGCTTGGGATGCTATGCTAGACGGTTTTTATGATGCGTATGAGGATACTGTGCAAGCGCTTGAAAGCGATATAAGGGAATACTTAGTAGAAGCTATTGACGATATGGAAGTGTCAAAACTAGACATTGAACTTCCCGATTGGATTGAAAGCGATTTGTTAGTGTGTGACGTATACGCTATCAGTGAAGGAGGATGCGCAAGCGGTGCATACATGCCCGCTGTTACGTATCATGCTGCGAATGAAACAATGGCAGTGCATGGCGATGATGTTTTAGAATACATTGAAAGCGATTTAGGTGAATTGCCAACGTTACCGGACAATGCAAGCTGGTCAGGCATTGCAGTGCACTTTTTGAGCATTGCGGTTGAGTTGTTTGCAGGGGAAGTAGTAGCACAAATTGACAGTATGAAAGAATAGGCTTTAAAGGAGAATTGCCAAGGATGGCAAAGGCTCAGATTAACTTTTATAAAGGTATTAAGGCCATGCAATCAATAAACCAAGTTAAACAAGCACTAGCAAACGGTCTGACAGTTCACTGGTCAAATAGTGCTTATAAGGTATTAGACGATTCTACGGGCCTTCTGGTCTCTTATAGAGGTGGTCTGGATTATGCAAGCTTGCATAATATCAAACAAGATGTCTTACGGTGCTATGTATCAAAGGCGGATTGCATAGACCTTGCCAAGCGCCATGAGGTGCAATTTGTTTGCTATGAGCCAATAGAAGATGCCTACTACTTCCAAAGTGGTGACTATCAAGACGGCTTTTATGAATATCGGGTTCTAGCGAATAATTTAATATGTGAGAAGTCTTTTGAGATTATGATTGACAATGGTCTTACTGACACTAATAAAGCTACTTTTGAGAAGTAAGGAGGAAGCACCATGCAACACTACACTATTGAACGCCTTCAAAACGACTGGCAAGCTATGTTAGACCATGGCACGTCTCCGTTATTTGAGATAGAGGTAAACCACGAAGATAGGTACCTTATTGTTGATATAGAGTTTGACAGCAATGGACTAATCTTCACACTAGACATTGACGGCGATACACGTTATTTTTCAGGTAACGTTAAACAGCACGATGGAGGAAGTTTTATTTATGAGTTTGATAGTCCAGAGTTCCTGCAATCTTTGGACTACTATTTGCAAGAGGTATACCAAGAAATTGTAGAAGGTTTTATATTGCCTAACGGCCTATACCTTATGGATGAATAATAGGTCAGCAATATATGGATACATTCACAGTACCATCGACACCTGAACAGCACTATGAACGACAACAAGAGCTAATATATTGGCTATTTAAACCTCCTTCACACTGCTACTTATACATTGACAGCCTGACATTGGAGGTGCTGACAGAGTATGGAGACATGGTGGGTAATGCGTTTTACAAAAAACCGTATCAATATAACGTGGTAGGCACTAACAACATACTCTATACAGCTAGGCTCGATAGGATGTTGTATCCAAAGGATGATGAGCGCTTGCAGGGGTATTTTTTAGACGCTGAACAGCATGAGCAAGGCAGGATTAAAATGCTATGGAAGAAACTTCTGTGATATTATGAATGCAAGATTAATACGCCCCTTTATAGGGGCTTTTTTATGCGTGGTGTTTAGGTCTTGTACAGTGTATGGCGTGTGTCAATTAATCTTGTGAAGGCTTTCAATATATCCTATTGGGCTTGTCACCCATAAACATAACCAACCTTCCCCAAATAATTTAACAATCGCCCTTCACACTACTTACCAAGCCACTTATCAAGTCCCTATGCAGCCTGGGCATGTCTACCAAGCATACTGTACAACACCTCTCAAACACCCTTCACAATCCCTTTATAAGCGCTTATGTCCCTACCCTATGGAAAGGTGCTGGGTAGGCTGGTAAAAGGCTGTGAAGGGGCTTGTGAGAGCTTAGGAGGTGGTGTGAAGGGTATTTGTAGGGGCTGTGTAGGTGGTATTTCAAGCCGACCCCCAGTAGTATGGTGGCGACTGCTTGATCCTCATAAAGGTATTTTGAGTTTCCTTGAAACCGACTTGCGCTATATTTTTTGGAGTGATTTCAACTTTCTCTATAATTTTCTGGTGACACAGACTTTCTGAAGGTATCTCCAAGGTGCTTTTATAACCCTTCTATAAGGCTTTCTAAGGGCTTCTATAAACACCCTGTGGTAACCCCTACACATTGCCCTTCCCAACACCTGTATGGCCTCTCTAACACCCTCTAAAGCCCTTTAAATCACACTGTAAGGCATACTTATGGAGGAAGTCTGTTGATACCCTTTAAAGTATGCTTTTGAATACCATACTCATTAGGGATAGTTTTGTTTAAGCTATTGGGAAGGATTCTTGGAAGGGACACCTTGAAGTATCTTACACAACACCACAACATAGATTACACGATACTCAGGATAGTATTAGTGTATTATAAAGGTGTTGTTAAAGATATGTGCGGTAGCACAGGTGATTAACAGGATTTTATAAGGCTTAGAAGGACTTTAAAAGAGAGGACGGGATTACATCAATCCAACCGTCCTTTTCTTCTAAGGAACCTTTAGACCTATAGAGGGTGTTGGTAAGTGGTGTGCTGGCGCACAGAATGTTTACCAGCACTTCTATAAAAGCCTGTCCAGTATTCTACTAATATGTTTACTAGTGGAAATTGGCTTTTTGAGGGTATCATTTTTGATACCTTTAGAAACCTCTAATATTCCTTATCACGTTCTTTGTATTCCTTCCACCATCTTTTTACAGTAGCTATAGAGACTTTTAGTTCCTCAGCAACTTTCTTCTGTGTCATTTTTTGTTGGTACATTTGATACCCTAAACTTTTATCAGAAAGCTCTTCTATGCCAGTATGTCTTTTCAAACGATTAATCTCTTTACTGTGCGTATCAACCTCATATTCTAAACCCTCTACACGATCTTCTAATCCTTCTAATTTATCACTGACTTTCTTATACCGTGACAATCGTGTGATCTGTTGATTGACTGTGTTAGATGATTTCAAAGCCGATTTATCCATAGTACCATTTCTGAGCATTGTCTTCTGTGCAGGATGATCTTCGTGTGCTTTAACAGTCTCTTTAGAATGGTAATAAGGATTGTGTTTAATACCATCTAACCATTCAAGTGACTTGTCATGTACTGTAACAGAGTATTCTAAGGCTTCTCTGGGTGTTCCTCCATTGTCAAGTATGTATTTGTAAGCTGCTAGACCTATGTTGTATGGAACAGTCTCTCTTGTGGTGCCTTGGTAATTCTTCTTAAAAGTTTTGTCAGTTATTGCTTTCACAGCTTCCCTTTTCTTGAAGTCTTGGTTGTCTGCATTACTGAAGAACTTTGTAAGCATTTCCTCGACATCTTTAAAATCAGGATCACTCTTGCTCATAAAACTCTTGCACCTCTTTTTGGACGATAATGTTATTTGGAGAGACGTAATTCACAAACGATAAATTTCTAAGGTCTTTTACACGGCTTAATGCAACGTATAACTGTCCGTGTTCAAAACAGCCTCTTCCAACGTTTATTGTGGCTGCTTCCAATGTCATACCTTGTGATTTATGGATAGACACTGCCCAACCTAATTTCAAAGGGTATTGTTGATAGGTTGCATCGACAGTCTTTTTAACGCCTTCACTGCCTTTGTTGTATTTAACACGTTCCCACTTGTGTTCTTCAACAATAACATCTTGTTGGTCTGAATCTTTGGTCACAACGATACCATAATTATTCATAGACTTGACAGTACCCATCATACCGTTCTGGTAAGCACCTTCTGGGTGATTAGCACAGATAACAACCTTTGCACCAACCTTCAATTCTAAACGTGTTGTAACAGGCTTTTCTGATTCTGACCACTTACCAGAGTAGTTCGCAAAGAATGTCTTTGAAGGTGTCTTTAATTGCTTGAACCAGTAATTATTGATGTTATCAACATCTCTATTGAATACGCATAAGTTAATGCTAGAGTTGGTCTTATCGTGTGGTGTTGCTTCCTTTTGAATAATGTCTAGCGCATGTTTATGGTTCTTATCTTTTCGACGGATAGACTTCAGGATATTGATCTGTCGCTTATCACTCTGTCGGAATACTTTACGAAGCTCTACCTTTTCAAAGTTCCAAGAGTCACTTGAAAAGCAAAACCGTGAAGAGTGGCCTTCCTCCTGGTAATACTGCTCTTTGTCGTAATTACTGACGATAGGAGGTATTTGGTAGAAATCCCCTACAACCACCATCTGTATTCCACCAAAAGGCAGATTGTTATTACGTGCTTGCTTCAGTTTCCAATCAATGAGGCTTAGGTAATCAGATCTCAACATACTGACTTCATCAATCACAATGCGCTTTAGATTTTTAGCATTTAATACTTGTCGTGTTGCTGAATCTAAACGGTAATCTTCTTCTGTAACCACTGTGGTAGGCAACCTGAAGATTCTGTGGCAAGTTGACCCGCCGATGTTAAGTGCTGCAATACCGGAAGGCGCACATAAGATTGTATTGGAATCTGTGACTTTACGAATAATCCAGCTTTTACCACAACCTCCACCACCTGTTACGAAAACATTTTCACCGTTAAGGATTTTGTATATTGCTAACTCTTGTCCTCTTAGATCATTAGGATCAGATTCCAGAATGTGCTTAAACTCCTCCGGTGTGTCGTCAATAACACCAAGGCTGTCCAAATGGTCTACTACGTCAGAAGGCATTGTTTCGTAAAGCTCGCCAAGACGCTTCCTACGTTCAATCTCATTAAGTTCAAAATCAATTTCAGAGTCAAAAGGTAAACCTAGTTCCTTGCTAATCTCCTCTCCCTTCTCTACAGCTTTTTCCTTGTCGATAGAGAGGTTCTGAACATAAAGACTCCCTTTAAAGTCTTTATACCCATTGTTGAATGTACCCCACTTTCGCAGGGTATACATACGTGTTTTCTCACCCGTTGCTATAAACGTTTTCTCAGCTCTAAACATCCTCACATCCCTCCTTATAATCTTCCCAACCTGCGCATCCACCACCAATACCTTTATAACTCACCCAAACCTTCTGCTTAAACTGTTGAGCAAACTTCTTAGCACGTTCCTTAATCTCTTCGTGACCAATCAGGATGGGCTCTGAAGCACATTCTAAAACTTCTGTATGCACATCGGGACGTGACCAAGAGGTTCCTTCAGAACGATGTCTACCAAGTGAAATAACATAAGTGTGATAAGATTGTCCTCTCACGTCAATACCTGTGTCCCTAAACAGATCTTCACCATTGCTGTGCCAAGGTGCATGTACATCTTCCACCGAACCATCCTCAAGAGTAAACTTCAACGTGGCCCCTGCCATACCGTCCTTGTTATTGGTTACAACATAGATGTTATCTTCGGAGTTTTCTTGAATAGCAACGTACCAAGTACCTCGCTTCCCAACCACCTTACGAAATACTTTTGATTGTGCTTCACCCTGTCCAGAAATGGTAGGGCCATAAATACTAAAGTCTACGCTGTCTTTATACATGATCTTCTCCTGTGTTGTACTATTCATAACCCACCCACATAATAATCATAAATTCCCAAAAGCCCTTCATCACTTACATTCTCAAGCAATGGCAACTCATCCTCCATACCGTTATCAATACACGCTTGCCATTTTCTACTTGAACGGATCATACTAATCACAAGATTTCTCACGACATGCCTCCAAGTTTTCGATAAGCACCTTCATATCTCTCAAGAGCTTTCTCACCAGCTTTCTTAAACGCTGTTTCTACAGGTGTCTCTACAACCTTCTTAAAAAACTCCCAATCTTCTTCGGTAAGCTCCCAATGTGTTTTGTCTAGGCGATTTTCAATGTTCATAAGATCACTACTCCTCTAAAAGATATTCTGCACCACACCGTGTACTTAACAGATAGTCAATGTATTCGTCATTATCCTCTATAGCTTCATTATCAAGAGCATTATTAAAACCCTCCTGCAAACAATCTTCACAAAAGAATGTCTCAAGCACATCAATAATCTTCTGAGAGTCATCTGATTGAAATGTGAAGGATGGTGAAGAACCCTTCACAAGGTTGTATTTATACGTTTGTTTCATATTATAAACCATTCCTTTTCTATGGGTAAACATCATATTCATCGGGATTGTCCATCTTTTCAATACGAACTTGTAAGTTGTGCTTCTCAAGAAGTGTCATAAAGAATAGATATTGTTCTTCATCATCTAAATCATAGTAATCACTTTGCCAATCACTTCCTATAATACCTTCAAACACTAGCACATCTGCGAAACAATCTTCGATAGAGTGTGCAGAGCCATTCTGATCGAAGTCTGGATGTTCGTCAAGGTCAATGTTAAAGACTTCCATAAGGTCTTCGTAATCACAGCAATCACATGGCGATACATCGTACCAAGAATCGTTGTTGAAGTAATATGTTTTTCTTTTAGTCATAAAGTATCTCCATTCTCCTCAGCAAGCAACCTTGACAATACCTTAATCACATCTTCAAGCCTTTCAATCTCTTTATCTTGTTGTGCAATAGTGTCCATACAGTTACCAACGTTCTCTGTAAGGACTTCGTTACGTTCTCGTTCGGCAACAAGCTCTTCAAAATATGTTGGCATCACTGATTCTCCAATTCAAGCATATAGATTTTATTCATTGTCATCATCCCTCCAAAGTTGCTAAATAAACCTCATCATTAACATACCACTTTAAAGCAATCACCACAACCTTATTTCCATCAAACCTCAAAACAAACGGGTCAACGCCTTTTGAAATACCTTGTGCAACATCTTTTGCATATTCGCTAGGTATCTGTATTGACCCAAAGTTTAAAGGCTTACCTGCTGAGGTTTTGTAAACGATCTTCATAGACCGTCACCAGTATCCTGGTAAGGCACCCACCCACCTCCAATTTCTACTTCAGCGTACTCATCTAATTTCTGTACAACAAGCGCTGGATACACGTCACCATCAGCAAATAACACAACCTCTGCATCGGGGTCTTGATGCATAAGTTGTCCAATCAATTCACGAACTGTTAAAGGTTTTCCTGTAGTTTCATTTGTCATATATCACCTCCTCAATAAGTTCTTCATCAATCATTCTAAACACATTCTTCGGAACATGCAACCCATCATTATGAAGACTCCCAAGTTTCTCGTAAAGCTCTTCGAGAGAATCTGCCCAATAGGTCTTATCAGCGTGTTTTGGATTAACTGGTACGTATTTTAGATTCTTCATTAACCAATGGCGCTTCTCAAGAGCTAATGAATAGGTTGTTGGGTCGTATGTGTCAATAAGAAAGCGCTTTACAAGGGTTTCAACATCTTCACCAAGGATTTCGGTATTGATTGGGTGATTAGCTTTCACATGGATTATGAAATGACGTATTGATGAATCTTCGTCACCATCATCAACACATGCTTCATAAACGTATACATCAGATTGCATATTATCATCAGACCATCGGCAGTAGGACATTTAAATCTCCTTCTAAGTAGTACCCCGCATCCAAATTGTTGCAGCTTGTTTAACCATCTCTGGATAATCTGAATCTTTCTTTGTGAACAGTGTACCAGCTTGTAAATCTTCTTTAGAAACTAAATAGGCATGCTGGTGGTCTTTCCAATCTTCGTAATTATCCAAAAGCTTCTTAGAAAGTGCATCGTACTCATGGTCTTCGACAAGACTTTCAAATTGTATGTAATACATGTAGCTGCAACACAAGTAGGCTTGTAAACATTGTTTTGGTGTTAGTTCACTGATGAGCACCTATAAAACCTCCTCTTTTTGTTTATTCATTTCTTCACCCCTCTCGCAATAATTGCAAAGATCATCAAAGGCATCCAGAAGATACACAGTGTAATAAAATCAATCACTGTGAAATCACTTTTAACATTTGCTGCCAAAGATTCTTCTTGATCCCACTTCTGGAAGAGTGTCCCAATAACACCGCCAATGAACGTGTACACCAGGATAACTATTGTTGATAGGTCAAGAACCATTTACACCTCCTGTTTAATTAAATCTGCGTAAGAAAACCTGAGAAGCTCTTTTACAGTACCTTTCTTGCGGTCTTTAATCTTATACGAAACTCCGCCATCTCCTACATTACGATGTTCAATAACTTCGAAGTCTTCCAAATCCGCGCTTGTCACACTGCCTCCGAAGTAAGCTAGGAGTTCCTTGTCAAGAGACTTTGCAATCATCTTGGCGCATAATACTGACGGTGTTTGTGGAAAGTCTGTGTGATCACCTTTGTACTCTGCGTATTGGTTTGAAAAGAATTTGAAATCAGACATTATGAGTACCTCTTGTCATGGTTACTTCTTTACCATTATACATAACCTTATCACCTTCTTTGTATTCAAGGGTTGCATCCCACTCTGGAATCTTTGATGGCGGTTTCTTTCCAAAAGCCAATTCCCAATTATCTCGATACTTCTGATTAGATGCTTTTGAAACCAACCGATCACCTGTTACGGGGTTCTGTGTAGCGTTCTTTACAATGTCTGTCATGTTACTGCCTCCCACTTAACAATTGTATACTTATGCTCTTCTCCGTGTTGTTGAGTGCTTGTCCCATCACTTAGAAGCTCCCACTTATTACTAAAGCGTGTTAGTAAATCATGTTGAACAATGTCTTTTTGAACATCTTTTCTGTAATCCCTCTTGCAATATACAGTTTCCACAATCTTCTTTTTACCAACCTTTTCAAGATCGCCACTGTCTAAAAGACGCCCGACTTCCGAAGGTACTTCACCCAGTCCTGTTAAAGCCTCTGCAAAATCTGAATATCCTACGTGAACTTCTACAATGGTTTTTCCAGATAGTTCGTCCTTAATATGAATAGCGATTGCTTCTTTACCATCCCCAAAACTTGGCCTGCTAATTGTCAGCCTAGATTTCATTTTACACCTCCTTATCAGTTTTCTTCTTAAACAAGCCTTCCAAAGAATCTGACACAACCCACCCTGCAAAAACCATCATTGCGAGTGGTGTTAAGTTATCCCAAAAATGCACTTCTCCAAACGCTTGTTCATTAATTGCATACCATGCCAAGATGCTTGCAAGAATGATTTTACATACGTGATCAAATTTATTCATTTGTCTTCTCCTGTTCTTTAAGTTGCTTTTCAAATATACCAACGTGGTCAAGGGTTAGTAAAATGCCTGCGAAAATAATGCTAAGGATGATAATGTTCATAGGGTTGCTTCTCCAAAATGTGCTGATAAAAATAAAGCCTGTGAAGATATGATAAACACATCTCCGCAGGCTGTCAAGTCTAGTCTACAGGTTTTTCAAAGTTCCAGCATGTGTGATCGTCTAAGAGCTGGCGGTGCTGTATCCAGCCTTTGAAATTGCCTGACCAGAGATCACCTTCACGATCCATGTGCGTAGCACCATCTTCCCAAGCATCTTCGGCAATTCGCCAATTAGGTTTCTCCATAGGCGTACAAGCGTGTTCTACGGGACTCGCGTGCATAGGTTTAGATTCAATAAGCATGTCGTAAATACGCAATGCCTTTTCAAGCGATGTGTCGAGTGATCGGAAAGACACTTGTGCACAACAACTTGCAGAGACTTTTAAGGCTTCTTCAAGAGTTAGAATAAGATCATCACCATGCCCATCGTCTAAATAATACCAGAGTTCATTTCGAGGCCCAGCCATGTGTCCAACGTATGGAGTGTGCCATTCTCCTGGTGATAAGGTGAACTCAGGAGCTTCTTGATGAGCCTTGTACATACAATCCGCAAGTTCTCTAATCTCAGGCTGTGCATCACTATGGTAACGTAACCAGAAGAAATTGTCGAACTCTGTAGCAGTTACCACAACTTTGATAAACTGGTAAGGTTCTAGGATACGGTTCACAATTTGTTTATGTAGACCCTCTTCATCAAGAGATTCTGCAAAACCTGTTGTCATTGCTGAGATAGTTCGCCAAGCCTGTTCACAACGTCCGACATCAGAGTGTTCTTCAGAAGCCTGCATACCTTTCTGATTGAGACCCCAGTGAATAGGCATCGCAGGGTTGCTTTCAACTTGTTCAACAACTTTGTTAATAGGGATTGCGCGTGAACTTGCAGCATTCCGTGAGAATAACCTATGTGTCATTAGCTCGCTGTGAATGAACCTCGGATACTCCAATTCAAAGGTTGTGACGGTTTGCCCATTGACACTCGACACACTCTTTGCAATAACCCTTGCACTAATCCCACCTTTACCTTCTACCAACATATTAAGTCCTCCTTTAAATTTATGAATTAAAACCACTTCCCTTCAAGGTATGTCAAAGCAACTTCACAAGGGTCTTCATAAAGAAGATTTGGCAATGCTTCACAGTATCCATAGGAAAGCTGGTAAACTTCATTCCAATCTATATCAGTTCTCACAGAACATACTTTTGCTGTGAAGGCTAATGCCCAGACTTGTGGAACATACTTGGGCATTTTATAAGCTACCTCTACCATATCTCTTAACCCTATTCAATATCACAATGATCTTTCAAATAATCAACATACACCTTCTCACCAATGAGCTTTTCAATCACCTGTTCAAGTGTCTCACCAGTGTTCCTCACGACCTTATCAGCAAAGGCTTGTGAAGCATTTTCAAAGGTAACTACCAAGCGTCCTGTATCTTCAAGCATTTTTATTACCTCCCTTCTTACCAAGTTTCTTTTCAATCTCTAAAATCTTTGCATAAGCTTGTTCAAGTTCTGATGATAATTCCTCAACAAGTACCAACGCATCCTTGTTATCACCGTGTCTACTAAAACTCCGACTGGTCTCAACTGCTTCATCAGAAGTATTTGATAAAATTTCCTCAATACTCATGTCAGAAATACTTTTCTTTTCAGACATTTTCAAATCTCCTATTCAGTGCATTCTATAAAAACTTTCATACTCTACTTCAGTCCAATCCAAATTGCTATCAACAATGATTATCTTGTCAACATTCTTCACAGCACCATTCGCAAGACATTCAACATATTCATCACGCTCCTCATCATCTTGGAATGTGTAACATCTTGATGATCCATCCTTCATAATAGCGACTGTGTGAAAGAGCTTTGGAGAACCATACAGCATATTTTGCACAGTGTCTATATAATTTGTGATGATGTCGTTATTTTCTGCGAGAGTATCATCAGCAAGTTGTTGTAGAATGTCATCGTCAAGAGTGTCTAAATAGTCGCGTCCGTAGAGTTGGATAAGGTCTACAGAGGCACCACCATCTCCTGTAATTTCTATCCAAGGGATTACGGAGGTTGTTAGTCTATGTGTCATTTATAGCAAGCTCCTCTTGAAGACGTTTGTTAAAAGATTCCCAACCATCATCACCAGATAACAACCAATCTAAACGATGTACATAAGTCTGTGCAAGTTTTAATTGGTGTTTGCACAAGGCTATGTGTGTTTTAATGTGCATGTTAATATCAGGGTTTTGCAAGTCTTCTTCCATAATCTCGACAATATCTTGGATATTATACTGTTTGTATTCATACCTTCCTCCCGACATATCACATATCTCCTATGGAATCTTCAAGTCGTTCAATCTCTCCGATAAGACCTGCAAAGTAGCCTTGCTGATAAGCTACCGCCGCTGTATAAAGCTCGTTTGAAGACTCAAACACGCCTAACATTACACCACTTCTTTCTTTGATTTCCCAATACTTACTTGTGGTTTTAACAGTCATTCCCATGTTGTTGAAGATGCGTATTGCGTCTTGTGCTCTCATGTATTGTGTTGGCGTCATTTTAATACCTATCAGTTAAAGATTTCTGGAGCTGTCCCAATCTTGTATTCAACATACCGTCCTGGGAATATTTTTTGATGGTCTTTAACATACACCTCTGCATCACGTCTGTCAAGTGTTGTTACGAGAAATTCTTTAGAACCGTCTTGTGTAATACCTTGGATGTAAATACGGATGTTTGTTTTAGCGTTACACATCTCACACATACTCCTTATCAATATCAAATTCTGGTAAGTGCTTCCCAAGTGAATCCATATCCCACCATTGGGCATTATGCTTCACCATCCAAACGTTAAAGGAATTGCGAAATGTCTGAACAGGATAGCCTTTCGATTTAATCTTGTTGAGCCTTTGGAGCTTCTTGTTGAAGACTTCATCAGAATCAATCTTACCATAGATACGCCCATCAAATACAGATGTTGATTTATGGATTTCACCAGTTACTTTCATAAGTACCTCTCTGTAGGTCTAAGAATCAATTTTAAAGCCGTTTAACATTACGTGAGCGTGTCTTAAAATGGCCTATTAGGGTTAGGTAGTACCAACGCGCATAGGTTCACACACTCTTGTTTGTTTCATATTGGTTCCTGGATAGTTTTCTAGTAATGATGTCGGTTAAGGAACATCGAAAAGCCTAACACGGATATTACGATAGATACAAAGATAAATAATCCCATCACGTCATACATCGTATTCATCCAAATCAGATTCATTATCTTGGATGATCTTTAAAAGGCTTTGGTAGCGATCTTCTAAGTTTACACCGTATTTGTTCACACAATCAATGAAGTCATCTGTTGTTAGTTGGTCATGGAGAAATTTATGATACAGATTGATATTGTCTTGTACAACCGCTTCCAAGAAAGATTTTGAGAGGTCTTGGAATTGCTTGTACAGCATCGTATCAAGTTCGTTCTGAGAATACAATTTGATTTCAGTGTATCCTGTGTTAGATTTATTCTCTTGCTTAGGTTTTTGATAAGTCATAGGTAATTCCTTTGAAAGATAATTGGTTGCTTCAAAACTCTACCTACAATCTTATCAAAGGTGTCTCAGTGAGTCAAGGATTTTCTACGATAAAATAAATTAGATTATTTTTAAAATAGGGGTTGACAAGGGGTGTCAAGGTTTGCTATCTTAGTTATATACTTAATAAGATATTAATAAGTATTTATAAAGTCTCTATAAATACTAAGTATTAAAGATATTATTGGTGTTATATTAAGTAATATATTCATTGTATAGAATCTTTATAAAGTCTTTTACAGAGGATTTATAAATGTAATTTCCAAGGAGTTTTAAAATGACCAGTGAAACGAAAAAGTACAATCCAAATTCTTTAACCGTTGTGAAGCCTTCCGAACGTGAATCTAAAAAACACCACAAGTCACAAGGATTTTATATTCGGTGTGTTTGTTGTGATGCAAACTTACGAACGAATCAACAGGAACGTGGCGTATGCCAGCGCTGTTGGGCAGATGTCGTAAGGGTTCACTACCCAGCACTCAAGAAAGCTGATGATGATTATGTTGATATGATGTGGCGTAACCCTATGGATTATAATGAAATTGATGATATGTTCAGTGTACCTTCTGAGGGATATTGAAAATAAGTATGAATAACTATGGTCAGCATACTTGACATACTCTTAAATACAGATTAACCTATAGGTATAGGGTTGATTACACAAACACCAAAAGGATTAAACTTATTATGAAACTTACAGACGAACAACGTGAAGAGTTAAACGAATTAGGAAATGAAGCTTTAAAGATTCTTGAGGAACACACGATGCAACTCTTGGATGTTATCGAGGCTTACACGGTAGGCTCCGAGGATGTAGATATTAAACAGATTGACGATGTTTACAAGCAGGTTAAACAGGCTGCTAAGGAAACTCGTAAGATTTCTCGGAAGTATCTGAAGCATCTTGAGAGTGTTGAAAAGGCTAAAGCGGATACGACAGATGTTAAGGAGTTTGTAGCATGAGTGATACTCAACAAGAAATGCCAGTTTACCAATCTCATAAGAAAGTTTGGGCTTTAAAGATTAAAGATGTTCGTCCTATGAATGGGACTTTTATTCTAACACCTTCGGATTCAATTTATGGTTCTTTTCCAGTAAGTGATGAATGGATTTCTAGATACAATCCAGTAGATGATGACAAAGGGTATTACGTAGTTTATAAAGATGGCTATGCTTCTTGGAGTCCTTCCGAGGCATTTGAAGAAGGTTATACGGAGGTAAAATCATGAAGAACTTTACAGATGCCAATGGAAAGAAAATCTCAGTGTCTTACTTCGGGGACATTGATGAGAAACTAAAGATTGCTACAGGTTATTGTCGAGCAATTAACAGTATGCGTAGTGATGCAAATATGCCGCTTATTGATATGGACAATATGATTAAGGGTATTCATAAGGCGCATGATAAGTTCTATGGTGCTTCCAAGTATGATGGTCAAGGACGTTTGAAGGGAGCTTGATATGAAAGTTTCAAAAGACATTCAAGCAGCCGCTGTACACGTAATCACTTTTGATCAAGCGTACCAAGCAATGCGTAGCAACCATTGGAATGTCGCTGATCAGGGTGTTGTGTTCGGAGCAGCTTTAGAAGCACTTGGAAAGTGTAGTGATGAACAAGTTGCAGATATGCGTAGGATTGAACAGGAGATGAGTATGAAACCTATTGAGAAAATCTAAACAAGTTTATCTGCCTATGGTGTAACAGGATAGCACATGGAGCTTCTAACTCCACGGTTCAGATTCGAATTCTGATAGGCAGGCCATTTCATCAATTAACTAATCAACTATCGAGGTAACAAACTATGTTTACAATCAAATTTATTAACTTTTATGAAAACGAAGCTTCTGTACAGAACTCTCTCGAAGCTCCACACTACCAAGTTTACAAATACCCAGACGGCAATATCGAAGTGACAATTTATAAAGACTTCCTTACTGTTGATGGTGTAAGTTTCTGGGTAGGTGATCGAGATGGTGTACATTGTTACGACAGTTGTTATGTAGAGAATAGTAGTGGTAAGACTATTGAACATCTGAGGTTGTGAGTGTGTTATGTAAACCTCTTAACTCCCCTCTTGATTAAGTCTTGAGCCTTGTTGTTAATGTTTGCATAACTTGCCTACACAGTGCCTATGTCCAATTTTCCTGATAAGCATTGTGTAGAAACCGTCCTGAACAAGACGTTAAACTGTTCCTTTGTCGTGTGTATGTATTAAGTGTACAGTTAAACTATAAAAACCTAGTGTTTATGTATACATGTACAGTTAAGTTAAAATTATCCTTCCCAATTATAGCCCTTGCTTCTGAAGTATTCCCAATGCTTCCAAGGGCTTTTCATTTTTAATAAGTACAAAGGTTTAAAGATTATGTCAAATACAAACGAAGAATATTGGATTGAATGGACAGACCCTGCGGATGATACTTTAAAGTATTTTGCATTGTCTCCTGATACTGGTCATTTTTGGACAAGTGATGTTAATGATCCTTGTATTGTTAATGGTGCAGAGTTGGAAGTCTTTTACACTATTGATGATACGCTTAAACAGATTGGTGAAAAGTGGAAACTTAAAAAAGGGGTTGCTTATGAGCGTCATAATCTTTTTAAGCATCCTAGTGAACATGCTTGGTTAGCTGTTGAGAAGAAACCTACAGGGCGTAAGGATGAAGATGGAAAGGTTATTAGGGAATATAAAGCGTTCTGGTCAAGGAAGTTTAAAAGCGTTGTTTGTATAAGTCGCTTGACAGGGCAGCGACAGGGCAATCCGCAGATGCAGAATAAAGAGTATGCCCAAGCGTCTGCTGCCAAGGCTAAGGCGGAAAGGCGCAAGAGATTGGCAACTGCACAAGAGACTGCTAAGAAGCTCAATTTTGATCCTATGAAAAGATTGGCTTTATATGCAATGGGTGATAAAGAACAGTTGGGGTTGAAAGAAGAGGTGAAGCCCTCGATACAAATGAAAGCCCTTGAGACATATTTGAAATATTCACATCAGGTTCTAAAGCCTTACTCTCCGCAAGAAATGGAGAAGTTGCGTAATGACAATAGTGGCCCCCGTGTGAATGTTATCTTACCCTCTAATGCAGAAGAAGTTCCTGGTACTGTTTTGCAACATAAAGACGAGGCTTCTTTGGAAAGGTATCTGAAATCTGGCTCACAGCGAGCTTATGAAGAAATTGAAGACGAACTAAATTCTACGGACGAATACTTTGAGAGGGATTATGCGAAAATTGAAATACCAGACATCGATCAGGAGTGAAGAGATCGTTGAAAAAGTAAAAAGCAAGGCTACTGAAACAGTGTTTGAAGTGTATTGGATTCACCTTGAAGAACACACTGATATTACTACACAAGGGTATGTTGGAATTACATGCCAGGGTTCTCGCACTAGATTTTATAAACACCTTTCTGACGCTAGAAACAAGAACTATGATTATATGTTTCATAAAGCATTGCGGAAGTACCAAGATTCCGAGATGATTGTAGACACCATTTGTATCTCTAATGAACATTATGCAAAAGAATTAGAGTATAAGTTACGACCGCGTGATTTTATTGGGTGGAATACTGCCACAGGAGGCTCTGGAAACCCTGGAAAACTTATCGAAGTAACCTCCACTCCTGAGTTTGCAAAACAACGTTCTGATTACATGCTGAACGCTTGGCAGGATGAAGAATACACAAAGAAAATGTTAGATTCTCGACGAGCTTATTACGAAGAAACACCCCCTTGGCGACGTGACGGAGAATCCGTAAACCACTTTGCATGGGGCCTTGCTGGGACTTGCTACGTGTTAAAAGAAAACCTTAATTGGGGAAAAGGTAAAATTTGTAACTACTTGATGGTTAACAATGGTTCCTTTTGTCGAATATTTGATTACTTTTTAGATGGTTGGAATCCCTTAGAAGATGAAGATTATCAGTCTCTTTATCCAACATCATCTTATGAGGAAATTATAGAGGTCTACGGAGAGCCGTCCCATTACCATCTATCGTGGCAGCGGAGCGGTTCTTCAGACGTTTGGCGTGTAGCAGACGATCTTTATGAAGCCTTCCACAATAAATCCTATGGTGTAAAAGACTTGGCAAACCTAGCAGGCGTGACATGGCACCAAGCCCACAAAATACACAGGAGGTTTAAAAATGGTTGGAACCCCTACAAAGACCTTCGTTGGTTAACAGAATTCAAAGGGTATGTCCATGAATACTAAAGATCAAGACATTGTTATAAGGCCCCATAAAGGGCCTCAGGAAACCTTCCTCAGCAGTAGGGCAGATGTGGTATGTTTCGGTGGCAGCGCTGGCGGCGGGAAGAGTTGGGCGTTGCTTATGGAGCCTCTCAGGTACATCGGAGTAAGTGATTATTATTGCTTGATATTCAGAAGACATCAGACGGAAATCACCCTTCCTGGTGGTTTGGCAGATGAATCTAAGAAACTTTACCCACTTCTTGGTGGAGAATACTATTCAGCTACTAAAACGTGGGTATTTCCTAGTGGAGCTAAAGTTGTTTTCCGTGGCCTAGAGCTGATGGACGATATGTATCAATTTAAAGGGGTACAGGTAAACGAAGTGCTGTGGGATGAGTTGACCACGTTTCACGAGGAGCAATTTTGGTACTTATTTTCGCGTATCCGTTCAACCAACAATATCAGAGGTCGGGTGAGGGCATCAACAAACCCAGAGTCCGAAGGTTGGGTCAAAGACTTAATTAAGGAATTTTGGCTCGATGACGACGGTTACGCTATCCCTGAGATGTCAGGTAAGATTAAGTGGTTTATTCGTGTTGGTGGCGATATGCACTGGTATGATACTCGTGAAGAGGCTATCACACAAGGCGCTATTGATCACAATATTAACGAAGAAGACATTCTGCCTACTAGCTTTACATTCATCCGAAGCTCTCTTGATCAGAACCCCTCTCTAGGTGTTGATTACAAATCTAAACTTATGGCAATGCCTGAGAAAGATCGTTTAGAGCTTATGGATGGTTGCTGGAACTTTGATGCTTCTAGGGGCATCTACTTTAAGCGTGATTGGGTAGATGTTATTGAGCCTACTCAAACTCCTCTGATTAAGTTTAAAAAGATAATCATTAGCGTCGATTTAGCGGCCAGCCCGCCGAGTCAGACAAATAGGAATCCTGACTGGTCAGTTTTTCTAAAAATGGGAATGGATGACCAAGGTTACATATATATCTTAGACATGATTCGTATGAGGGATACCATAGGTAATGTTAAAAAAGAAATGCTAAGGTACGCTCAGAAGAATGGAACAAGTATTCCTTGGACAATCCCAATGGATCCAGGTGGTCACGGAAAACATGCCTTCCAAGACCATGTTAAAAACTTATCGGGGTTTGTTGTTAAAAAGGCTAAAACTGAGAAGTCTAAACTTGAAAGGTTCCTCCCGTTTGCTTCAATGGCCGAACACGGTCTTGTTAAAGTTGTTCGCGCTGATTGGAACACTGCATTTTTCCAAGAACTTGAAGGTTTTATTGGAGATGGGAAACGAAAAGATGATATTGTCGATACAGTGTCTGATGGTCATAAGGAACTTGTGGGCGGTCATACTGTACCAACAGACTTCACACTTAACATTAACGCAATGTCTTCAGGAAATGTCTGGGACATTAACTAACATCAATCAACACAAATTATTTTCACATTAACTGTTGCCTTTATGAAATTCTTTCAATACACTTGAAATCAATCGAAAGAACATTATTATAAAGGCAACTTATTCACACAAACATTTAAACGGGTGCTTAATATATGGCTGAACAAGAAGTTAAAAAGCAAAAAAGCCCGTATTCTTTAGTAGAACTTGGTGGAACAGGTCTTAAACATTCTGCTGGTAGTATTGATGAAGAACAAATTATCAATGACCTTAAATGGCCTCGCTGTATTAAGGTTTATCAGGAGATGGAAACAGACCCACTAATTGCTGGTGCATTGTTTGCTATCCGACAATTTATACGATCTTCCAAGTGGAATGTAGAAGAATACCAAGGCACTGATAAACCTGCGTCAGCAGGTGAAGATGCCAAGTTTGTTGAAAGTTGTCTTAACGACCTTGACAAACCTTGGTCAGAAGTTTTAACAGACATCTTGTCATTCCTTACATACGGTTTCAGTATCCATGAAATTGTTTATAAGAAGCGGCAAGGACGTTCACAAGATGAACGTTATAATTCTAAATACAAAGATGGTAAGATTGGTTGGAGAGGTTTTCCAATCCGTTCACAAGACACTATCGAAGATTGGAAGATCACACCAAGAGGTGGTTTAGAAGCTGTTCGACAGTGGGATGCTTATAACGGTATTGATGTGTGGATTCCTAAGCACCGTTTCTTACTGTTCCGTACAACTGCTTATAAAGATAACCCAAGAGGACTTTCAATACTGCGGAGTGGTTACCGTGGGTATTACTTCCGCAAGAACATTGAAACGTTTGAAGGTATCGGTATTGAACGTGATCTAAGTGGTGTTCCTGTCCTACGTGTTCCTTCAGAGATTCTTTCTGAAGATGCTGACAATAATCAAAAAGCAATTCGATCTTATCTTGAACGTATGGGTGCTTCTTTAAAGCGTAATGAACAAGCGTTTATCATGTTACCTTCAGAAGTATATGGCGAGACAGGTAATGGCGATAAGATTTATGATTTTGAACTTGTAAGTTCTTCTGGAAGTCGTCAGGTTAATACGGGTTCTACCATCGAAAGGTACGATAGACGAATCCTGCAAAGTATCTGTGCGGACATTCTGTTAACAGGCGGCCAGTCCGTGGGGAGCTATTCACTAGCCTCTACAAAAGAGGGTATGTTTCAAACAGCTATTGTTAGTTACCTAGACACTATTAAAGACCAAATGAATGAAAAGGCTATCCCATTACTTATGGAAGCCAATGGTAAAGATGGTTCAAAGTGTCCTAAGCTAGTTCATAACGGTATCGGTAAAGCTAACTTGAAAGAGATGGGTGAGTTCGTTAAGAACGCGATCGAATCTGGTGCATTAACTCCTGATGCTGGTATTGAAAGAGACTTACGGGAAATGGCAGGTTTCGGAAGGTTCAATGATACTGACTTTGAAGGTCTTATGGAACGTGCTAGAAAGCGTCAAATGTTCCTAGGCGAAGGTGAAGAAAATAATGGCGGAAATGGAGAGCAACCTCCTGAACCACCAACTTTCTCATAATGTCAGAACAATCACCATTCCCTGAAGAAGATGCTTTAGAAGATGAAGTACGCGAAGAGCTTTTGCTGTTGCTGGCATTAGCTTTTCTAAATGCTTCACAGAAGATTGTTACTCAGTCTTTTGTCAGATCAGACTTCCAAGCACTTCAAGATAGGTTCAGAAGCGAGGCTGCTAAAGCTTTACCACAACTTACCAGCATCTCCCAACGAGCTGCTGAATTAGCTTTCGAACGTACACCTCTGCCTGCTGATACATTTGATACGGACTTCTCAGACCAGCGTTACCAACAACTGGTGCGTAACATCTTCAACGATAATATGCAGTATCTTTTAGACACTAATGAACAAGCCTTCATACGTCTTCAAGAGATTGCAGTATCAAGAGGATGGTCTGACGAAAGGTTTAACGAGTACCTGAGAAAGTTTTATGGGTTAACGCCTAAATATATTCAAACGGTACTTTCTTTAGAAGATGCTTTAAAAGCCGATGGTGTTTCTCAAGACAAGATCAACAAGCGTGTGCAAGCTCGTATTGATCAGCTTATTGAGTGGCGTATTTCGTTAGCTTCTGAGTTGATTGGCACAGAAGTTGTTGAGGGTTCCAAAGAACTTACTTGGACGATTCTTGGTGAGACTGGGCAGTTGGATACTCAGGAGTTTATTAAATCTTGGCGCAGTACAATTGATGAAGTCACAACACAGACTTGCTTAGACTCTCATTTAACGACTGCTGAGATTGGAGGATTTTTCCCTAACGGAATGAAATCGCCTCCTAATCTTAACGTCTTGCATCATTGCAGAAGTTCTATGGTAATCATTAGGAGAAATTAATTATGGAAGGTTATCGTCCTTGAATTTAAAAGTATACGGAGAAGTCTATGAGTTCTAATGAAAAAGACGAATCCGCTAATAAACTTATCAATATGTTTAGCGAGTTTGTCACGAAGCACTTTGCAGGTTCTTCTCAAGAAGACACAAGTAAAGACGAACATGATTACGAAGGTATTGCTAAGAGTGTAGATGTTGAAAAACAAATCTTCACAGCGGTTGTGTTACGACCAAACGTTGTAGATGCCCACGGTGATATTTATAAAGCTGAAGTTGTAGAAGAAGCTTGCCATGAATATAACACTATTTGTCGCAAAGCTTATCTACAACATCTTGTCAAAACAGACCTTGCGGAGCCTGTTGAATCTTATATTGCACCTGCTGATTTTACTTTAGGTAATGGTGAGGTTAAGAAAGGTGACTGGGTAATGTCCATGAAGATCAAAGATGACGAGCTATGGAAAAGTTGTAAAGACGGTGTTTTCACTGCATTTTCCGTAGGATGTAAAGGCCAAGTGGAGATGTTAGATGACTAAAAAAGCTAAACGCGAAGTTAAAAAGTTCATTTTTTCAGGGGAGGATGCTCATGTAAGTTTAGTAGATGCTGGGGCAAATGAGCAAGAAGTCCTTGTGATGAAATCTGCAAAAGCCTCTGAAGAAGAAATCAGCAAAGCTGTTGAAGTTAATATCAAGATGCCGTTACTACATTACTTCACACGGTTCTTGGATATTGATATTGACAGTGCTGAGAAAATCGCAGGTCTGATGGGTTATAAATTCGAAGACTTGTATGAAGAAGATGGGATGAATGGCTTTCAAGAAATGGTAGAGAATAATCTACAAGCCTTGACCATCTCAAAATCCAAAGAGTCTGAGGACTTCTTAAAAGCCTATCAGGACTTTAAAAATAAATACCTTACCAAAGCAACCCAAGCAAATGAGGAAAACACTATGACAACCGAAGCTGCACAAAACACCCAAGACCTACAGACTGAAATTGAAAAGGCTAAAGCACAAGTTGCTGATCTTCAGAAGGCTAAAGAAGACCTTGAAAAAGCTAAAGAAGAAAAAGAGCAACTTGAAAAAGCATTCTCAGAAGTTAATGACACTGTTAAAGTTTTGAAGGCTGCTGAAGAAAAGCGTAAAGAAGCTGAATACCTAGAGAAAGCTAAAGAACATACTGCTGTAGTTAATGATGAACTACCTGCTGAAGACTTCGCAAAAGCCCTACGTGCTGTAGAAAATGTCGAAGGTGCTGACGTTATTGTTAAAGCTCTTGATGCGTATAAGCAGCTTGCTTCTAGTCAAGGCATGTTTGAAGAAATTGGCAAGTCTAAGACTGACGATCAACCTTCTGGCTCTGCTCTTGATGTTGCTATTGAGAAAGCTCAACAAGAACATTCTGTTGGTTATCTTGAAGCAATGGATATTGTTAAGAAGAAGCAACCTGAACTGTTTGCTGAAGAATACAAGATTTAATCTTAACTTCGAGTAAACAAACTTTATTATTTTTGGAGGATTTATAGATGGCTTATAACACAATTTCACAGATGGACTTCGGTCAAGCGATTGCATCTGAAGACCTAACTGGCAAGCTTTACTTTCTAGGCGTTCAAGCAGGTGAAACAGTAGGTGTTAATACCACTGCGGGTGGCGCTGCAAACGTTGTTATCCATACCGATTCACCTTCTGGCATTGCTGTGCGTACTGTCTTTAAAGGTATTACCAAGGCTGTGGCAGG